GGGCGAGATCGGCAAGCAGCGAGGTGACGAGGTCGCGGAAGTTCAGCTTGCCGGTCTTCACGAACTGGCCCACCGCGTTCTCGGCCGACTGGAAGGCGCCGACGAGGCTCTGGCCGATGTCGCCACCGATGCTGCGGGCCTTGCTGGCGTAATCCGACAGCGCTGCCGTGACCACCTGCCACCCGGTGACGGCGGCCTCGGTCGCGGGCTCCGCAGCGGCAGCGGCAGCCCCGGCCGCCGCGCCTGCATCCGTCGCGGCGCGGCCGGCATCGCCGAGCGCCGTCTCCAGCCGCTCGGCACCACCGGTGGCCTCGGTCAGCGCATCGGCGCTGGCCTCGTCGGTGCCCCGCACGGCATCGCGCAGCGCCTGCCAGCTTTCGAGTGGCGCACGGACAGCTTCCAGCGCGGGGGCCGCAGCGACGGCCAGCTGGTTCGACAACCCGCGCCAGATCAGCCCGAGCCGGGAGATCGCGTCGTTCGCCCGCTCGATCTGGTCGGCATCCTGCTCCGAGACGACGACGCCGAAGGCAAGCACGTCCTCCGTCGCCTGGCGCGGCGTGGCCGTGTCGATCCGGCTCATGGCGATGGAGCCTTCTTCGCCGAAAAGCTGGCCCGCAACGGCGGCGCGTTCGGCCGCGGGCACGAAGCTCTCGATGGCGTTGATCGCACCGACGCGCTGGTCCAGCGGCAGCGCGATCAGGTCTGTCGCAGAAAGCCCGAGCCGGTCCAGCGCGCCGGCAGCGGGACCGGTCCCGGCGGCCGCCTGGCTGAGACGGCGCGTCAGATCCTTTGTCGCCTGCTCAATGCCTGACATGGAAACGCCCGCCAGCTCGCCCGCGCGCTCCAGCGTCTGGATCGAGGCGACGGTGGTGCCGAGCGACTGCGCCAGCTTCGCCTGCGCATCCACCGTTTGCAGGCCGAACCGGATCATCGCCACACCGGCGGCGGCTGCTGCTGCCACGGCGGCGGCTGCAGCCACAGCTACACGGCGAGAAAACGCTGCCAGCCGGGTGTTCGCCGCTTCCATCTCGCGGCTGAGCCGTCTGAAGCCGCGCGACCCGGCCTCGCCCACGCCTTCCAGTTCGGCGCGCACCTGTCGCCCGCCCACGGCCGCGAGGCGGACGCTGACCCTCTTCTCAGCCATGGTCGGAGTCCTTGCTTTCGCGGCATGGGCGTCTTACGTTTGCTCCATCGATAAAGTGAGCGTATGAAAATGGCCGAGACCGCGACCCTGTCCTCGAAGTTCCAGATCTCGATCCCCAAGGCGATCCGGGCTGCGCAGCATTGGGAAGCCGGGCTGACCTTCGCCTTCATCCCGAAGGGCACGGGCGTCCTGCTGGTCCCGGTGCCCAAGCGGGAGGCGCTGCAAGGCCTCGCGCGCGGAGCCACCGTCACCGACTATCGCGATCGATCGGACCGGGTCTGATGATCCTCGTCGACACGTCGGCGTGGATCGAGTGGCTCATCGGCTCGCCCACCGGCGAGAAGCTGGCCGAGCAGCTGCCCGAACAGGCCGAGTGGCTCGCCCCGACCATGGTCCAGCTGGAGCTGGCGAAATGGCTGACCCGCGAGGTCGGCGAGGACAAGGCCGATCAGGTGATCGCCTTCACGCAGGTCTGCCAGGTCGTCCCGCTCGACACCGAGATCGCGCTGGCAGCGGCAGAGGCCTGCCGGGAGCACAAGCTTGCGACCGCCGACGCCATCATCTTCGCGACCGCCCGGGCACAGGGCGCGACGCTCCTGACCTGTGACGCGCATTTCGAGGGACTGCCCGGCGTCACGCTGATCGAGAAGATCAAGGCCTGAAACCCGGGCCGCCATTCGCCGCCAGTTCTTCATTCAGTTTCCGGACCATCACCGCCTCGATGACGGGCAGCAGTTCGGCCATGGCGAGCGGCGGCACGCCGAGCGCGTCACCCATTTGCAGCGCCGCCGACATGTTCCAGCCGATCACCGCGTCGGGCAGCACGCGCAGCTGGCCGCCGAGACGGCCGACGAGGTCCCAGACCTGCCAACCCTCCGGCATTCCCGGACGGTTCAACCGCGCCGGGCAGTCCGGGCAGGCTTGCGCACAGGCTTCGCAGTATCGCTCGCCCCCGCCGAAGGACCATTCGGCGAGAGCGCAGAGCCGTTTTTTTCCTGTTCCAGCAGCAGGCCCTTCGCGACGTAGGTCAGCTGGAAAGCCTCGAAAATCGGCCAGACATCGAGCAGCGCGTCGATGGCCTCCGGGCTCGGGTCGATGGGCTTGCCGTCAGCATCGCCGATGCCGTCCCAGGCGAGCACCGCGCGGCGAGCAAGCGCCTTGGCGAAGGCGACTGCGCGCTCCTCGTCGGAAGCCTCCTCCGGAACCGCCTCGACGGCGGGGTCGCTGCGAGTCGCCACCATCAGGGCAGTGGTCAGCGGGCGCAGCTGCACCCGGACGCCGGGGCCGAAATCATGCCAGCGCGGCGCATTGGTCAGGTCGAGCGTCAGCATTCTCAGTACACCTCGATGTCGTTGATCAGCGTTGCGGTGCACATCCGGCCGACGACGCTGTCGCGGGCGGCCTGCCAGTCGAAGGTCGCCTGCACGCCCTGCGGCCCGGAAATCTCGATCCGCGGTCGCGGCAGGTAGACGGCGTGCCCGGTGAAGGTGAAGCTCTCGCCCGAGGGCAACGCATTAGCCGAACTCGAGCTCGCAAGGCTCTCCGTTGATCGCCTGCGTCACCAGCGTCTGGTCGGCGAACCGCACCTCGATCCGGCCGGTCAGCGCGGCGATGGACGGGTCTGCGCCGTCGATGCGCCCGTCCGAGCGGATCGTCTCGATCCGGTCGAGGTTGTTGGCATAGGTGATCTCGGCCGAGACCACGTTGCCGAGGGCCGAGCCGTTGCGGGTGATCGCCCCGTTGAAGTGCCCGAAGCGCTTCAGCTCCAGCGCGGCGGGGGTTCCGGCGCTCGTGGTCGTGCCCACCGTCTCGCCCTGCGCCACCAGCCGCGCCGTGGCGGTCAGCAGGCCGGAGCGCTGCATCTGCCAGGTGATCTGGTCGAGCACGCAGCCGGAATACATGGCGTAGCGCGGCACCTCGGGCATGCCGGTCTCGATCGACATGCTGGGCAGCATCCAGGACCCCGACTGGAACTCGTGGCTGTACGGCGCCTCCGCGCCCGTGGTCGTCGGCGCGCCGAACGCCGCCTTCAGCCAGAAGCCGAGAGCCTCGGCGTCGAGCGGCACGACGACATCGCCGTCGGCCGTGACCGCGTCCTTGATCGGCGCCAACGGATCGCGGCCATAGCCCAGCAACTCCGAGTTCAGCAGCGGCTGCTCCGCGCCGAGCGACGCGCTGGCGAAGGGCATGCGGGTGAAGCCGCTGGCAGGCGGCGTTCCATAGGTCGTTTCGAACGCAAGCGCCATCAGCGCCCGCGCCCCCTGGCTCGCGCCATGGTGTTCTCCTCGGGTTGTCGGGGTCAGGCCAGCGGATCGGCCGTGGAATAGTGCAGCACCACCGGGATGACGGCGGCCTTCAGGCTGGCCACGCCCTCGACGGGCAAATCGACGGGCCGCGGCGCTTCCGCCTCGACCCAGTCGCAGAGCCCGCCCAGCGTCCGGTCGGCGGCGAGCGCCGTGCCGAGGCTGGTGGTCAGCGTGTCGAATGCGGCGTCACGGTCGGCGCCCTGCACGACCGACTCGATCTCGGCGCGGTGCTGGTAGTGGTAGGCGAGCGGGGACAACGTGACTTCGGGCTCCCCTGGCTCGCCGTCGCGCAGGATCAGCAGGCCCTCGGCCGGAACCCGCTCGGGCAGCACCTCGCCGCGCAGGGCCGTGGCGGGCAGCGCCGAGAGCCGCGCGTGCAGCGCGGCGAGGATGGTTTCGCGGGGGGTGGGCATGGTGAGGTCACTTACCGGGGTTGCCTGCAATAGGGCGACCAATGGTCCTATGACACCGATGCCCAGCCCAGATTTGCCTCAATCGCACGTCGATAGTTGGTATCGATTTGAATTGGAGTTCGGCGTATGTATTGTTCTGCAGTATCTCGGGCCGCTCCTCGCAATCCTGCGAGATAGCCTATGACTTGAGGCTCGGTCGGAAATTCTTCGATCTCGCCGAACTTGCGTGGAAGCGCAGTCCAGACGACTGCATCCAGTTGCTTACTCTCCAACCATTCCGCGCAGCCTGCCAAGTGTTCTGGAGTATCGCCATTGCGTTCTAGGCATCCGATAAACTCGATTCTCTTCTTCGGCACACCTTCACGAGCACGAAGCGCTTCCCGAGCGTCGTCAATTTCCGCACAATCCATTAATGCCCATAGAGAGCGAACAAACGTACCGCGGTCGGTAAGGACCAACGTTATGCGTCCATCCTGTGACTGGCGCGCGAACTCAACACAGACCAGTGGTCCGTCCTCGAACCAAGAACCTCTAATCGGCAGTTCACGCGGATCCCAGACTAACGAACCCCATCCAAGACACGCTATCCGCATTGGGATCCTCCTCGCTGTCGTCTGGCTACGTTTTGTAGTTCTCTCGTTGGCCGTCGAATAGCTCAAATACGATCTACCCAGTTCGCCACGATCAGCCCGGGCACACTGTCCAATGCCCGGTCTGCATCCCGCGCGAGGTCGAGCCGCTTCGGCAGCTTCACCGGAGGCACCAGCAGGAAGATCGGCGCGGTGACCTTGCCGCGCCCGGTCTTCGAGCGCGACACCACCGCCTGACCCTTCGTGTTCAGCCGGCCTTCCACCACCAGCAGGCTCGGGCCGGTGCGGCGGTAGACGAAGCGCAGGCGCAGGCCGCGTCGCCGCTCCCATTCGCCGGGCGTGATCCGGCCGCCGCGCAGGGATTTGCCTGCGGCGGGCAGCGGGATCGCCAGCCAGAACCCGCGCTGCTGGAGGAGGCGGCGCGGCTGCTCTACTGCGAGTAGTTCGTCCACTTCCGCTTCCCCGGCCACGAACACGTCCCACTCACCGACGGCCTCCCCGAGGGCTGGGAACGGCGGACCCTTGGCGACGTCGTGGAGACCAACCAAGAAAGCTACCGCGCAAAGGAACTGCCCGACGAGATCGACTACATCGACATTTCGTCCGTGGCGCAGGGGCGCGTTGTCTCAAAAACCCGTATGCCAGCATCTGACGCACCGGGCCGCGCGCGTCGAAAGGTTCGGGATGGCGACGTGATTTGGTCGAACGTTAGGCCGAACCTGCGGGCATATGCGCTCATCCTCGATCCCGATGATCTCGACGTTGTCTCGACGGGATTCACGGTTAGCGTCCACAGAGTTGGTGGAGAATCCGATGTAGGCGAGGTGGCCATCGGGATGTGCGGCTAAGATTGAGTTTGCCGACTTCAACCCGAGCCCCACGAGGACCCGATGACCGACGACAG